ATCCTTACAGGGAAGGTTGACGTGACGAGTAATTTACTCGTCGGGTCGTCACATTTATTCGTCGATACGAATAATAACAGGGTTGGACTCATCACGACTGACCCAGACGCGGGGTTACACGTGAACAGTAACGCCTACGTACACACGGATTTACGTGTCGGCCCCCAGATTGAAATAAACGCAACGGCTGGACACATAAAAGCCACGACATTCGAAGGGGACGGGTCACTTTTAGATAACGTTCCCGCCTCGACTATAGCAGTCCATAGTGTAGTCACGGGTTCCCCGGGAACAGATGCGACCGTTACAAACGAGGGAACGCCGGTCGACGCAAACTTCAAGTTTACAATTCCGAGAGGTGTTCAAGGCGTTCAAGGTGTTCAAGGTATTCAGGGTATTCAAGGTGTTCAAGGTCCCACCGGTGACGATGGTGTAGACGGAACTGACGGAGACCCGGGTCCCGGTTCGACCGTTGGCGTTGGAACTGTTACCACCGGAAACCCAGCAACATCAACGATCGTGACAAACGCAGGAACTACCACGAATGCGGTGTTTAATTTCACGATACCGAGAGGAAACACGGGAATCCAGGGTGTTCAGGGAATTCAAGGAATTCAAGGAATTCAAGGTCCGATCGGAAATACGGGTCTTACGGGTGCCGACTCGACTGTACCCGGTCCCGCCGCAACCATCGCGGCCGGTACAACAACAACGGGAGTGGCTGGAACGAACGCATCTGTTACAAACACAGGTTCGTCTTCGGCTGCTACGTTTAATTTTACGATTCCGAGGGGTGACCAGGGTATTCAGGGTATTCAGGGTCCCACAGGTGACGTCGGAACGAATTATTTCACTTTAAGTGGGAGTAATCTTTATAGGTCTACGGGGAACGTCGGGATCGGGACGGTGACACCAACGTCGAACCTCCATGTTCTCGGGTCCGCCACGATCGGAACTACTAAGACATTCGTAGTGACGGTAGCTTCAGTTGATGGTAGTAATAGATTTCATATCGACGGTGTGGATCGCCCCTTTTTACAATTACATCAACACCAAACGTATATTTTCGACGTGTCTAGTCTTTCGGCTGGTGGTCACGTTTTTGCATTATCTACAACTGCACAGGGCACTCACGGTGGTGGTTCCGAATATGTTGTCGGAGTTTCCCGTCCTACAAATCAATTAGTATTCGATGTCCCGGTGGGTGCACCTTCAGATTTCTACTATTACTGCACTACCGCAGGTCACACGTCTATGGGAAGTGACACACTTTCCAAGGTCTATTCAACCACAGAACTCGTCGTTTCAGGTCGTATCGTGACTACAGACCTACAGGTTTCCGGGACAGGGGGTACCACCTTAGGTAGTGGCACTACAGCACAGAGGCCGGCGTATCCACTTCTAGGTACGATGAGGTATAACACTACAACTAGGTACATGGAATCGTACACAGAGGATGGGTGGGGGTCCATCGCTCCACCACCTGTGATCACGAGTGTTTCACCAACGAGTGTTTTCGGTGGGGATACAGCGACGCAGGTATTCACCGTCACGGGAACAGGTTTTGATCAGGGGTTATCTATAAAACTCGTAGGTGCTGATGGTACCGAATATAGTGTTTTCGATGCGACGTATCAGAGTAGAACAAGTGCCACATTCAAAATGGGTGCGCATGGGGCGACTGATGGCTATGACGCAGCACAAAAACCTTTTAACGTTAAACTCACAGGTGGATCAGGTATCGCTTCGACCAGTACTGCTACGATTAGTTTACTACCACCCACAATCACAGGCCTCTCAAACAATACACTGGCTGACGGCACTGCTAGTGTTACGGGTTCACATGTCATCACCGTTACCGGTACGGGGTTCACTTCTTCAATGGCAAGTGGAAATGACGTACAAGTGTTGGGTGTGGATGGAAGCACACTTTACAATGTTGACTCTGTAGTTGTTGCGAGTGACGGGTTGAGCCTTACCTTGAAACTTTCGGCGACTGGTGTGGCACCGACTAGTGGACAACTCGCAAATAGACCCTATAAAGTTAGAGTCACGGGTGATGCTGGTCTCACGGCAACGAGTACCGCAACGATCGGGTTTTCGGGTCTCTCGTGGACCTCACCGGCGGCTGGTGCGACCTTAACCTTCTCTACTACCTCGTCCGCGAATAATACGGAATTAGCGGCTACAGACGACATTGGGGGTAGCGGTGTGACATTCTCTATACCTGCGAATAACTTACCATCACCTCTCGCTCTTAACGCGATTACGGGTGCGATAACAGGTATTATCGGGGCGGCCACAGTAGCGGGTGGAGTGAGTGTAACATTCCGAGTCACTGATAATGTGACTGGAGCGACCCTGGATAGAACATTCAGTATTGTGGGTGTGGCTCCACTATACGCCTTCACCACACATACGTTCACGAACGCTGGTAAGACGGGATTCCAAGGACCAACACTCTCCGAGTTACAGAGTAGTTACGGTACTACTGGTACGACAGCTTGGGTTGGTGCAACGTCTCCGGCATTTTTGACCATGACGTATCAGGGAACGCAGAAATGGACCGTTCCTGAGACGGGAACGTATACGATTACAGCTTGCGGAGGTCACGGTTCCACAGCGGGCTCGTCGATTGCCAACCCACGTGGAGGAAGGGGTATGATCATCGGTGGGAACATTGCTTTGGCAAAAGGAAATGTATTAAATATCATTGTTGGTCAAGGTGGTACGCAGGTTAGTGGTTGTGGCGGTGGGGGTGGAGCATCGGCGGTGTGGCAAAGTACTTTTTTCCAGATCATTGCAATAGCAGGAGGGGGGGGAGGTGTGCGAAGTGCTGGATCCGATCATGGAGTGAACGCAAGTCCGTACAAATATGGATATTCTTCAGCCACGTCGGGTTCGAGCACGGGGGCGACGAATAACAACACTACTTATGTTTTCAATGGTGGTACAGCCGCACTTGGCGAAGGGGGGCGAGCAGGTATGCCCTCCGGCTACGGTGATAGTGGTGCAGGGTGGGGTGGAGACGGCGTCATTGACTCCGTTACGTCAATCAAAGCCTTCCGTCTAAATTCCGGTACTGGATACCCCGCGACCGGTGGCACTAAGACTGCCAATGGTGGGTTTGGAGGAGGTGGATCTGGTAACGGCTCGAACGGCGGCGGTGGAGGAGGAGGATATACTGGAGGAAATGGGGGTTGGTATGCGGGAGGGGGTGGGAGTTTTTATGATAATTTAACAACCCCCACGACAGTGGTTGATTCCTCGAGGTCTTATACTCAGTCGGGTAGTCCGGTGCATGGCTACGTCACAATTACATTAAATTAATATCAACATGGAGTAAATGGACAACTCAGGCAATGTTGTTTACGAACCCACCCCAGAAGAAATTGCAGCCCAAGAAGCCCTAGAACAACGCAAAGAAGATGCCATGACCAAACTCCGCTCAGAGCGGGACGCACTGATTCCCTCCACGGATAAATACGTGATGTGGGATTACCCTATAAACGATGAACTCCGTAAAAAATGGAAACGGTACCGCCAACACCTCCGTGACCTCCCGGGTATGTCTTCACCGGATCTCGATGAAGATGGGAAACTCACGGGTGTTGAGTGGCCCGCCGTCTCTAGTAACATTGTTCCCATCAGTTACGCACATGAAAAGGACCTCCAAACGACTCGGACCGACCTCCAAACGACTCGGACCGACCTCCAAACGACTCGGACCGACCTCCAAACCACTCGGACCGACCTCCAAACCACTCAGACCGACCTCCAAACGACTCGGACCGACCTCCAAACCGAAAAGGCTAAGGTTGCTAAGTTGGAATTACTTATAGAAGGGATCACCGATCGCATGACCGAACACGAACGACAAACGGGGTTTAGGATGTAGTCAATGTACCAACCGGTTAAAGTGCGTTCTTTCATTGACACGTATATACCGATCACGGGTTTGGAAATCCATCACTTCTCGTGACAGGGGCGATCATTTCCAAAATCCCGCTATTCCGATGCTTAAAAATAAAAACATAGTATAATATAAATGTCTGGTGGTATCGCCCAACTCGTCGCAGTCGGAGCTCAGGATGCTCACATCGTGGGTAACCCCGAAGTCTCTTTTTTCAGATCCACATACAAACGTCACACAAACTTTGCCCAAACTGTTGAGAAACAAGTTATCCAGGGTAACCCCGCCACGAACGGTATGTCCACCGTGCGCTTCGAGCGCAAGGGTGACATGCTCGGTCACGTGTACATCACCAACCGCTCACCCCGTACTTCATTGACACGGGCTAACTGGAAGAATGAAATTAAAAAAATTGAGCTCTTGATCGGTGGTCAGGTCATTGACACGCAAACGTCGGAATTCTCACAAGAGATCGTGCCTGTCATGCTCTCCCAAACGTACTCCAAGTCTCTCGCGGCCGCCACCGCGAACAAGTCCGCGGTCTACCCGCTCCGGTTCTCGTTCTGTGAGAATGCACAGTCCGCGCTCCCCCTCATTGCTTTGCAATACCATGACGTTGAGATCCGTATTTCATGGGGGGATCTGACCACCTCTCCAGCACCGGCCAATGCTGATTATGAAGTACACGCCCAGTTCGTCTACCTCGACACGGATGAGCGCACAGCTCTTTCGTCGGCTCCTCAGAACATGTTGATTACCCAAACCCAGCAGTCCATCGCTTCCGATAATACGCTTCAAGAGCTTAACTACAACCATCCTATCAAGTTCATCGCAAGTTATAGGTCGGCTGGTGTCGGCGTCGCCGCAGGTAACGTGAAGCTTCAAATCAACGGTACGGACGTTGGCGATGCCAAAAAGGCGAATCCTCACTACACGTCTACAACGCTTTACTACCACACACCGTTCAGTACCCTGGACAGTAGTGTCGCGACCCACTTCATGTACCCCTTCTGCCTGGAAACTGCCAAGCTTCAGCCCACGGGTACGCTCAACTTCAGTCGTGTCGACTCCGCTCGTCTCGTAA